CCGGTACTCGGCCTCGCTGTGCGCGCGCGCGAGCCATTCCCTGTCCCAGTCGTCGAGTTCAATCGCCACGGTCCACCTCCGCGATCCGCTTGCCGATCCAGGCCATGCACGGCACGGCCATGCTGTTACCCAATGCCTTGTAGCGCGGCCCGTCCGGTGCTTCGGGCTTCTTGCGCCACGGGATGTTCGTGTAGCCGTCAGGGAAGCCTTGCAGCCGCTCGCACTCGACGGGCGTGAGGCGGCGGACTTGCATGGCGGTGGCCGCAGGCTGTGCTACGGCCTGCACGTTGCGCGTGCGGAAATTGTTGCTGCCTTCGTGCGTGTAGGTGCGACCCTCGTTCGCGGTGAGCGGGTCGGCGACCTCTTGCGACCATGCGACGGGCTGCGCCACAAACTGATCTTGCGCCGCCGCCAACGTAAAGGCGCGTTCCTCGCTGCCGAGGTAGCCCTTGCCAGCCTGCTTGCCGATGTTGGTGCTGCCGCGACTGCCATCCTCGCGCTCAACGCCGCCGCGGACTTTGAAAATGTGCGGCGTTACTCCTGCGCTGCCGTTTGCAACGCTACCGCCAACGCCGCCGGCAACGCCTTGCCGCGCTTCCCGGCTCGGCGGAGAATCCCGGCGCACGCTTTCGCGCTCAAAAAGAACCGCTGCGGCACGCTGCCAGTCTCCAAGATGTCCGACAACGAACACACGACGGCGGCGCTGGGCCACTCCGAACCATTGAGCGTCCAAGACTCGGTAGGCCCACCCATACCCCAACTCCCCCAGCGCCCCGAGGAAGGTTCCAAAGTCCCGTCCTCCGTTCGATGACAGGACGCCGGGGACGTTTTCCCAGACAACCCATCTAGGCCGGTAACGCTGAGCGATTGCAAGGTACGTGAGCATGAGGTTTCCTCGAGGGTCTTCGAGGCCCTTGCGGAGCCCCGCGACGCTGAAGGATTGGCAGGGGGTTCCTCCGACAAGAAGGTCAACTGGTTCATCCGGCCACTCCGTGAACTTGGTCATATCGCCGAGGTTCGGCACGTTGGGGTAGTGATGCGCGAGCACCGCAGACGGGAACGGTTCGATCTCGCTGAACGCGACCGGCTGCCAGCCGAGTGGGTGCCATGCGACGGATGCGGCTTCGATGCCGCTGCAGACTGAGAGGTACTTCAATCGGAATCCTCCGCGCTGTGCCAGTCGCGCTGGCGCTTAAGGAACGTCGGCCACTTGAGCTCGTCCACCCAGCTGCGATCGTCTATCAGCACTTGGTTGGTGGGCTGCGCCGTGAATCGGCCGTTGTCGAGCTGCAGGAAGTAGAACTCCTTGCTCTGCGCCGGCGAGGCGCTGAACGCATCGCCGACCGGCGCCAAGGTGAAGAGGTACATGCCGGCGTGCTCGGCGCCGTCCTGCAGCCGCACCCTCGCATTCATGGAGGAGAGGTACGGATATTCGAGGGTCGTGAACTGCCACCCGTAGGCGTCCCAGGTCGCGGCCTGCCACGGCTCCCAGGGCGGGGCGTCCTTGACCGCGGCGAGCTGATGCAGCGGCACGTTGCGGTAGACCGCGCCACACTCGAGCAGCACATGGCAGCCGAACGCGCGGCCGGGCCACGAGGTCAACCCGAACCAGACCGCGCGCAGCGGCTCGTGCTTGCCGATGGCATCCGCGTCGATCCAGACATACTGATGCGCGGGCAGCGGGCCGGCGTGTGTGTGTAGCGTCATAAGGTACCGGCTGTCTGGACGGGGCCGGGCTCCGGGGAATGTTCTCGCCAGACTCGAGGGGGGATGGTCCTACGCCGCGCGCTTCTTGAGCTTCTCGTTCAGATCGTGCAGCGCCCGCAGGTGCAGGAAGGCCGGCCAGGCATCATCGTCCAGGGACGGGTAAAAGTGGTGGCCGAAGTCACCGTTCTCCTTGCTGAACCGCAGCAGGTGGTACCCGCCGTCGATCCGGTTCCCGGTCGTCTCCTCGTACGCCTTGGCGTAGGCCGCCAACTGGCACAGCATCTCCGGCCAGACCGAGTTCGAGGTCTTGAAGTCCCCGAGCACGAGCTTGCCGTCGAGCCTGCCGATGAAGTCCAGGGTGCCACCGTACCGGTGCGCCTCGGATATCACCTTCACCTCGCAGTCGATGATTTCAAGCTGCGTGCCCTTGCACCAGAACTCAAAGGCCGAGTAGGCCGACGATGCGCGCGCGCGGAACGACACCGGGTCGGTGACGGTCTCGGCGGCGATGCTCTGCTCGAGCACCTCCGTCGGGTTCCCGCCCTTCACCCACGCCTCGCACATGGCGTGCACACACGTCCCGATGGCGAGGATGTCGTTCCCTTCGTACAGACCGCCAGGCGCGTCCTTGCCTTGACCCTCCAGCAGCCCGTGCTCGCGGCCCTGCTTGTACGCCCAGTTGATGAGCGCGCCCGGGTCCTTGATCTTGAGGACCGTGGTGACCGACGGGATCTTCTTCCCGTCGGCTGCCTTGTACCCTTGTCGTGGCGTGGGCATGGTCAGAAGCTCAGGTCGTCGTCGGCGAAGTCCGACGCCGGCACGGCAGGCGCCGCGGCAGGCTTCGGGGCCGCCTTCGGCGCGTCCACGATGCGCGCGGCGATCTTGTCCTGCATCCAGGTCGGGAGCTTGTCGAAGATCACCCCGTCCGGCGCGTCGGTCGAGTACACCAGCGCCTCTCCCTCGAGCGCCGGCGCCGGGATCGCCTTCGGCAGCGGCATGATGGACGTGAGGTTGGCATACGTCCGGTCGCCCTTCACCGAGTGCGTCACGTTGATGAAAGCCGGCTTCCCGGCAATCTTGCCCAAATCGAACTTCTTGAGCTCCTCCGGCGTGAACGCCTTCCCGCGCCACGAGGTCAGCAGCGCGTAGAGCGTGCTCTTCTCGTTGAGGCTCAGACCCACCGTGCGGCTGATGACCGCCGGCAGGCTCTTCGTCTCGCCGTCCTTCGTGATCTCGACCCGGATCTCCGGGATCTGGAACCGCAGCACCACCGTGCGCTTCGGCGCGAACTGGCCGCCCGGGGAGGGCTGGACGCCGACGTCCACCACCATGTCGCACACGGCCGCATACGCACCCGCCTCGATGGGCTTGCGGGGCTCGAAACTGCCGCCAGAGGCGGCGCTGACATACAGACTCATCGCTTCTCTCCTTCTTGGGTTGTTGAATCGACTCTTCGGATTTCGACCACGCCGTCGTGGCCGGTAAAAATGGACAGCCCAGAGAACCGCAGCGCCTGCGCCAACTCGCCGACGCTGACGCCGACGAGGCGCGCGCGGGTCGGGGCGGTGACGCTCGCGGCGTCCACGCGCAGGCCCATCGTCCGCTCTAGGCTTTTGTAGAAGTTGTCGACCGGGGCGCTCATACGAACCACCGCGAGTGCTTGTGCGGCTGCACGACGCGCGCGCGGATGGTCGGGTGCGGCAACCGCTCGCGGCGGTCGCGCAGGCACTTCCACGGCGGCGGGCGGGTGAAGATCCAGACGCCGATGGCGAGGAAGAACGCCGCCATGCCAATCGTCACGACGGTGACGTAGAAGATGTCGAAGGCGCTCATGCGGCCACCTGCAAGGACTGGTCGCCCACCAACCACGCGCGCAGCTGCTGGCGCATGTAGCCGATCTGGTCGCAGATCTCGACGACGCGGACGTCGGCGGTGAAGAACTCGTTGCCGCTGTGGTTGATGGTCAGCTGCAGCAGCTCGCGCGCGACCGCTTGGTAGTAGTGGCCGCCGACGATGCAGACCTCGGAGAACGGCCGCCGGCCGCAGCTCGTGGCCTCGACCAGCATCGCCAGCGTCTCGGGCGTCACGCCGCGCGCGATAAGCTCACGGCCGCGCACGTTGTCCATCTTCCGGTTGTACCGGCAGATGGGAGTGGAGCCGGCGATCCAGCCGTGCTCGGCAGACAGCACGGTGACGTGCGCCAGCTCGCCAGTCGGGTCCGCAGCCTTGAGGGTCTGCCACACCGGCCCGACGTAGCGCTCAACGGCCGGCACCGGCAGCGCCTGCGAGGACTTCGTGGCCGAGCAGGCCATGATGAGGAGGCGGCTCATGCGGCCACCTCGTTGTGGTAGCGGCCAGTACCGCCGCAGCTGTAGCAGGTGAACAGGCAGCCCGTGCCTTCTTCGACGCCGTGGTCGCCCATGCCGCCGCAACTGGGGCAGATGTTCTGCGCCGCGTAATAGGCTTCACGAGCCTCGAAGGCACACTCCGCAGCGTACTCAAGCCATTCGCTGATGTTCATTTTTGTCTCCTTCTATCGCTTCCGGTCGGCAACATCGCCGCCCGTGGAAAGGATAGTGGCACAGCCGAAAACGGATTACAACCCCCCGGTGTAAAATATTTTCATCCCCCCTTCCGCGCCCTATACCGAAGGTTGTACCATGTCAACATGAGCAGGAAAGTCACGCCGCAACACGCGGCCATCATCTACGCCGTGGACAAAGCCGGGGGCCAGTCAGCCCTTGCCAGAGTCCTGCGGATCAGGCCACAGGCCGTCCAGAAGTGGTGCGCGCGCGGCAGCGTCCCGGCGCTGCGGGTGCTTGCGGTAGAGGCCGCGACCGGTGTATCACGCAAGGCTCTTCGGCCGGATCTCTACCCATGACCAAACCAGACCTCACCGCCGTCGTGCCCGTCGAGCGCGTCCTCGAGCTCGCCAAGCGCGTCCCCGTGTTCCCCTGCCGTCGGCGCGACGAGGCCGACCAAAGCGGCCGCACCCTGCGCGCCAAGAGCCCCCTCACCAGCAACGGATTCAAGGCCGCCACCCAAGACGAGGCGCAGATCCGGCGCTGGTGGAGCGAGCGCCCAGACGCCCTCGTCGGTGTCCCGACCGGCTCCACCACGCGCATCGTGGCCGTGGACTACGACCACAAGTCAGCCGGACAGGCCGCGCAAGACTGGATCGCCGAGCACCAGGACGTGCTCATCGCCACCCGGGTGCACCAGACCGGCGGCGGCTCAGGCGGCCGGCACTACCTCTTCAGCCTGCCGCCCGGGGTCAAGATACGGGGCGGAGTCTCCGTCACGCTGGGCAAGGTGCGCCGCGACGGGCTCGACATCCGCGCCGAGGGTGGCTACATCGTCTGGTGGCCGCTGCATTTCGGCCAGCAGGGGCCGGTGGGCGACATCCAGCCGCTGCCGGCCGGGCTCATCGACGAGCGCCGCATGGACCTCGAGCTCCCCGCCGAGGTCGCCAAGAAACTGCCGCCGAAGCCCGGCACCAGCCAAGACTTCCAGCGCGACCTGCCGCGGCTCACCGAGGCGCTCGCCTACATCGACCCGACCGGATACGACGCCTGGCTGATGGTCGGCATGGCGCTGCACCACGCCTCCGGCGGCGCAGACGACGGACTCGAACTCTGGGACTCGTGGTCCTGCGGTGGCATCACCGGCGAGCTGCCGGCCTCCTACGCCGGGCGCGCCGACATCGAGTACCGCTGGCAGTCCTTCCACCTCGACCGTGGCGGCGGCGTCACCCTCGGCAGCGTGTTCAACGCCGCCAAGGCGGGCGGCTGGGTGCCCGTCCCCGAGGCCGTGCGGCTCGGGCCTCCGCAGCGTGAGGAGCCGCCACAGCACGGCTACGACGACACGCCAGAGGCGCGCGGCATGGAGCGCGTGCGGGAGCCGGACGTCACGACGCTGTCGCCAGGCGCCGCCAACGCCACGCCCGGCCTGCGCGTCGAGCTGCGCCACGTCGCCGACATCGTGGAGGAGAACCGCGAGCCTGAGTGGCTCCTGCACCATGTCATCGAGGCCAAGGTCGTGGCCGTCCTGGCGGGGCCGCGCGCGAGCTTCAAGAGCTTCATAGCCTTGGATTGGGCCATGCGGATCGCCACCGCCGGCAACCCGGTGGCGCTGCTCTCCGGCGAGGGCGGCGGACTCGGCAGGCGCGTCAAGGCGTGGATGCAGACCTTCGGCGGCGGCCAAGACCTGCGCAGCCTGCCCATCCTCGCCCTCGAGCGCCCCCTTAACCTTAACCGCGAGGAGGAGATGTCCATGCTCGTCGAGGCCATGGACAAGGCCGGCATCCGGCCGACGCTGGTCGTCATCGACACGCTCTCCAAGTTCAGCGCCGGCATGGATGAGAACTCGAACCAGGAGGTCGCCGCCTACCTTGCCGCCGTGTCCCGGTTCATCCGCGAGCGGTACGACGCCTCCGTCCTGATCGTGGCGCACTCCGGGCACGGCGACGCCGACCGCCCGCGGGGCGCCAGTGCTCTCATGGCAAACCCGGACAGCGAGTTCATCGTCAAGCGCGCCGCCCAGCCGAACACCCACGTCGAGGTCACCCGGCAGCGCTTCAAGGACACCGGCGAGCTGCCGAACCTTGCCTACGAGGCCGAGGTCGTCGACCTGGGCGCGGCCGACCGGTACGGCGAGCGGTTGACCAGCCTCGTCATGCGACAGAGCGTGGCGCAGGGGGAGAAGCCCATCAGCGCCCAGGCGCCGCAAGGGAAGGCGCAGCGGACCATCCTGCTCGCCCTTAGGGAGCGTCAGAAGCGGTCCGAGACGCCCGTCGTCTGGACCGTCGAGGAGCTGCGCCAGATCGGGAGGGAGTGCGGCATCAGCCGGCAGTCTGTCCACGATGCGGTCGAAAAGCTCGTCATGTCGCCCTTCCTGACGGCCACGGTGGGCGGCTCGAGGCTCACAAATGAGTGATGTCCGAAAATGTCCGAAAGCGTCAAATTCGGACAGTTTCGGACGGTCAAGATGTCCGAAAATGTCCGAGAGTCCATAGGACTCGGACATTCGGACATGACTTCGGACATGGAACAAGACAGGAGGAAGCATGAGGTACAAGACAAGTCCGTTGCGCCGTGTTGCTTTGTCGCAACATAGCGCAGATACGCCACTAGCCCGGCGGATGGTTGAGGGACTGGGACAGGAAGGGTTCCAGGTCGCCAAGACCATGCAGGCGATGTTCAAGGCCAAGGTCGTCCACTACCAGGACGCCAAGGGCGAGGTCGGCACCGACCCGAGGTGGCCGGCGTGACCCAGCAGAAGATTGACCTCAACCATACCGGGCCGCTCGAGTGGATGGATGACGTGTTCTGGGACAAGGTTTCGACCGACGGGCGGTTCTGTATCCGGGGGCAGCGGATTGGCGATAAGGTCGAGTACGTCGTCTGGCGGATGGGGCCGAACGGGAAGGTCATCCCGAGGTGGATCGGCGTGGCTCCCTCCTTCGCCGAGGCCGTCGAGCTCGCCGAGAACGACCGTGGCGGCAAGGAGCCGTCCATCAACCTGCTCTGGAAGGTGGCCGATGAGAAAGCCGGCTAAGCTCTGCCCGGTCTGCCTGGCCGAGAACACCGGCGGGCTTCCTCACCGGCACCATCGAGAGGGGAACCGGAAGAAGGCGCGCACGGTTGAGCAGATCAGCGAGATGGCGCGACAGAGAATCGAGGCCAACCAGGTGAGGCTCATCGTCGGCGCCGCGGTCGATGACGCGAGGGAGCCGGACGATTGGGACCCGGGCGCTACGAGAGCGGCCTACCATCGCGCCTACTACGCCAAGAACATCGAGCGTCGGCGTCAGCAGGCGAGGGATGCGAAACGCGCGCGCGCCATGTTGCGGAACCTGCGCCCCTTGATTGCCGGCCTCTGTCATGCGGTAGACTTGGGGCGACTGACCGCGAGGTGGTGATGGGCAAGCGACAGAGACAACGAGGCGCCGAGACCGAGCGAGAGGTGTGCAAGATCATCACCGAATCGACGGGGTGGCAGACCAATCGCATTCTGGGGCAGGCCAGAGACGGCGGGGCTGATATCCGGCTCGCTCGGTGGGTGCTCGAGGTCAAGCGCAGGAAGTCCATCGCGGTCTACGAGTGGGTCGACCAGGCCACCGCTGCGTGTGCGCCCTACGAGATCCCGGCGGTCGTGTGCCGAGGCGACAAGCGCGAGTTCTTGGTCATCCAGCGCCTCGACGACTGGCTGAACCTGGTCAAGCCGCAGCTGCCCGAAAGATGAAATGCCCGAAGTGCTCCAAGCCTAGCGAGGTCGTGAAGGTCTACCAGTTCCCGACCGAGGCGAGGAGAAGGCGAGAGTGCCTGACCTGCGGGCACCGATTCACGACCTCAGAGAAGCTCTGGCGCCGCGTCTATGCCGAGGAGGTCAAGCATCGGCCTGCGCCTCGAGCTGGCAGGCAGGAGCGAGCGGAACCCATGAAGCGGCGCTGGTCGAACTTCGACGTGGTGCCGGTGGATGGCTATGACATGGACTACGAAGACGTTAGCACCTATGTGCATGTGAGCGACTAATGGCAGGGACACCACGAAAGCGAGAGCGCCGCGAGAAGGCGCACCAGATCATCAGCTCGCCGGACTTCTGGGAGCAGCTCTGGATTCACCTTGCCGATGGGCACTCACTTCGGTCTTTCATCAGCGGCAGCGAGGTTCCGTTCGCCATCCTCTGGGGGAAGATGCAGTCCGACCCGGCCTTGATGGAGCGTTACGAGATCGTCCGCAACGCGCGCGCCCTGCTGAACGCTGAAAGAATCGAGGCGCTGGCCGAGAAGGTCGAGCAGGAGCAGATGGACCCGAACGCCGCGAAGGTGGCGATGGGTGCGAGGCAATGGCTGGCCGAGCGGATGGACCCGAAGCGCTGGGGGAACAAGATTCAGAGCGACGTGCGCATTACCGATACGACGGCGCTGCACCTTGCTGCGGTGCGCGACCTGATGCGAACCGTGAGCGTCCAAGAGCCCGAAAAGCTGACGTCGGACGGGGCGTCCGACGGTCTGCCTGCGCGCGATTCTTAAGACCGGCCTGTGGATAACTCTGTGGATAACCTGTGGATAACCTGTGGATAACTCACGGCCTGGCGATCCGCACGCGCTCGGGCGCAGATGCGCAAGCGCACGCACGGCGCAAGTGCTTGATTCGCAAGGGGTTGCGGCGCGTAGTGCGTATAACACCCATTATGTTAAATCGGGGCGATTGTGACCGCCCTGCGGACAATCCCCCCCCTCAACGACGGGGGCGCGCGTAAGTGCTTGATTTCCCTAGGGTCGGGGCGCCGGGCGATTCCGGCCGCCCGCGAGACCCCCCCCCGGCGGGTGGCCCCCGGCGGGTGGCCGGCGCTTGCGTAACCCCACACGGACCGTATGAAAAATTCTGAGAACCCGTACTTCGCCTTCGTCAAACGCTACCACGCCGCCCCTGTGGCCTTCGTGGAGGAGGTCCTAGGCGTAACCCCCGACCCGTGGCAGCGCCTCCTCCTGGAGCTTCTGGCGGCCGGTGAGCGCAAGATCAGCGTCCGCTCCGGCCACGGCACCGGCAAGTCCACCGTGGCCTCGTGGGCCATGCTCTGGTTCATGCTCACCCGCGTGCCGGTCAAGGTCGTGGTCACGGCCCCCACGGCCAGCCAGCTCTTCGACGCCCTCTTCGGCGAGTGCCGCCGCTGGGCCAAGCTTCTGCCGCCGGCGGTGGCCGAGCTGCTCGAGATCAAGTCCGACCGCATCGAGCTGAAGGCGAGCCCGGAGGAGGCCTTCATCTCGGCGCGCACCAGCCGCGCGGAGCAGCCGGACGCCCTGCAGGGCATCCACGCCGAGTATGTGCTGCTGGTGGTGGACGAGGCCCCGGGCGTGTCCGAGGCGGTCTTCGAGTCGGCGGGCGGCTCGATGTCCGGCCACAACGCCACGACGCTGCTGCTCGGCAACCCCACCCGGACGCAGGGGTATTTTTACGACACCTTCCACCGCCTGTCCGGCGAGTGGAAGAACCTGCACGTCAGCTGCCTCGACTCGCCCCGGGTGTCGGAGGATTACGTCGCCGAGATGTCGAGCCGGTACGGCGAGGGCAGCAACGCCTACCGGGTGCGCGTGCTTGGCGAGTTCCCGGTGGCGGACGATGACACGCTGATCGGGCTTGAGCTCGCCCAGTCGGCGGTGGACCGGGACGTGGTGCAGAACCCGGGCGCGCCGGTGCTCTGGGGGCTGGACGTGGCGCGCTTCGGCGCGGACTCCTCGGCGCTCTGCAAGCGCCAGTCGAACGTGGTCGTGGCGCCGGTGAAGACATGGAAGGGCCTCGACCTGATGGCGCTGACGGGGGCGGTGATGCACGAGTGGGAGAGCACCGACCACCGCGACCGCCCGGTCGAGATACTGGTGGACAGCATCGGCCTTGGCGCGGGCGTGGTGGACCGGCTGCGGGAGCTGAAGCTGCCGGCGCGCGGGATCAACGTCGGCGAGTCGCCGGCCTTCAAGGGGCAGTACATGAACCTGCGCGCGGAGCTCTGGGGCAAGGCGAAGGCGTGGCTCGAGGCGCGCGACTGCAAGCTGCCGCGCGACGAGCGCCTGGTGAATGAGCTATCCTCGCCGCGCTACTCGTTCATGTCGAACGGGAAGCTGCGCCTCGAGGGCAAGGACGACATGAAGCGCCGTGGCCTTGCGTCGCCCGACGTGGCGGACGCGTTCGTGCTGACCTTTGCGTCTGAGGCGGCGACGGGCGGCGGCGTGTACGCGCCGACATGGCAGAAGGCGATGAAGCGGCAGATCCGGGGAGTGGTATGAACTGGCGGGATTTCTTTTTGGTGGACCCGTACTCGGGCGCGAAGATAGTCGAGCACGACCTGCAGGGCTGGGGGTCGGACGACCCGATGTTCGAGCAGGTCCTGGCGGCGGTGCGCCCCACGACCATCATCGAGGTGGGCTCGTGGAAGGGGCGCTCGGCGGCGAACATGATGGCGATCTGCAAGCGCCTCGGGCTCGACGCGCGGCTATTGTGCATCGACACCTGGCTCGGGTCGCACGAGAACTACGCGCGCCACGACGGGGACAATCGCTGGCTGCACGAGGCGCTGCGGCTGCACGCGGGCTACCCACGGCTGCACGAGCTGTTCCTGTCGAACATGGTGCACCTTGAGCTGACCGAGCGCGTGACCCCCCTCCCGCTGCCGGCGACGATCGCGGCGCGGGTGGTGGCCGAAAAAAATATCGTGGCGGACGTGATCTACATCGACGGCTCGCACGACTATGAGGATTGCAAGGCGGACCTCGCAAACTACTGGCCGCTTCTGCGCCAGGGCGGGATTCTGTTCGGCGATGACTACCAAGCGTGGCCCGGCGTGACGCGCGCGGTGGACGAGTTCTGCGACGCGCACTTCCTGCACCGCTCTGTCGTGCGCCGCTCGGGCAAGTTCGCATTTGGCAAGGACCGCGGCGTGGAGGGAATCGAGTGAAGTACTACTGCATCACGCTCTCCGAGACGCCGGAGCGCACCGAGCACGCCCGCGCGCAGGCCGCGAAGGCCGGCATCGAGTTGGATTTTATCTACGGCATCTTCGGCAAGACGATGCAGGTGAAGTCCGAGATCCCGATGCACTCGGACTATTTCGTGACCCGCGGCGCGACGTGTCTGGTCTTGTCGTGGCATATCGCGTGGCAGATTGCGTGGCGCGAGGGGCACGAGGAGTTCGTGATCTTCGAGGATGATTTCATCCTGCCGGATAACTTTGCCGAGCGCTGGGCGCAGATGCGCGCCGAGGTGCCCGAGTGGTGCGACCTGGTGTACTTGAACTCGTGCTGCACGGACCAGAAGCCGGCGAAGAAGGAGTCGGCGAGCCTGTGGGAGATCAAGTACCCGCTGTGTACGGCCGCGATCTGGCACCGCCGTCGCGCGATCCCGACGCTGCAGATGTACACCAAGCCCGCGAACACGCCGGTGGACATCCTGCTCGAGTGGTACGCGCTGCCGCACCTGCGGGTGCTGACGGCGGTCCCGCCATTGGTCTCCCAGGCAACGCAGGACCTTGCGGTGCCGATGCCATCGACCATCCACATGTGAGGTA